GCCGCCCGTGGCGATGACCTCGCCCCGCTTGTTGCGGATCATGCGGCTGCGGGACCGCTCCCACGCCGACTGGTCCTTCTCTGAAGGCGTCTTGATTCGATTGACCACCACCATGTCGGGATCGCCGTTGGGCCAGCTCATCTGGACCTCCAACACCGAATCGGGAATGTAGACGGCGTCGGGATTCATGATCTCGACATGGCCCTCGAAGAGGAGGGATGTGACGGTGTTGTGCTTGTGGCGAAGCGGAATCACCGCGCCTTCCGGATATCCGTCGAGCGGCTCGATGCACTCGTCATAGATCGACTTCGCGGCGTCGAACATCCGATTCTCGTCCACCTGGTTGCCTCCCTGCTGGAAGGCCACCTTCTGGTAGGAAATGAAGGCGTCCCACTTCTCGGGCGGGACGTTCTTTTTCACGACATGGGAAAGCCGCCTGCCGTCGTTGGCCTGCCGCTCCACGGTGGGAAAAGAAGGGGAGATCTCCTTTTCGGGATCTCCCGGGTGGTTGGGGAAAAGCGATTCGGGCATTGTTCTCTCCTCGGTATTTGCGGGCAGTTTTGAGTCTTGCCCAGGACCGCCCTCGCCATGAGGATCAAGTCATCGCGCCGAGCAGCACCTGGGGCAGATCGGCGGATCGGCTGACGGTGACGACCAAGGAACCTTGGTTCCCAGCGTCATAGCCAGCACGGGCCGGATCGAACTTGGGCATCAGGGTAACCGCCTGGGTGAGGCGATCATCACCGGCCCGCTGCCGGTCCGAGATGGTGAGCTGGGGGATTTCAAACTCGATGTAATCGTCGGTCCCAGCCGTGTCGTCAAAGCAGGTGATCTTCAACCTCTTCAGCGTCTGCGCCGCGACATCTCCGATCAGATCTCCCAGCCCAGCTCCCTGCTCGAGGGTCAGGTCGCCTGTCACCTGGCGCCGATTGCCGTGCTCGGATCGGACGGCCCGCAGGTTGCCGCCAGGGCGATGGCCGGAGAAGCTGTTGTTGGCGACCGCCAGATTGAAGCTCTCGATCATGTCGGAGATGTCGGTCAGGGCACCACCAGCATTGCCGATCTCGTACTTGAGTCGGCCCATGCGGATCCGGGGGACGCAGGTCTGGTTTTTCGGGGTGAAGGTGGGAGTGCTGTTGTCGCCGCTCCCCATCCAGTTGCCGGTGATCTGGATGGTCGAATCGCCTTCTCCCGATCCGGCGACCGAAAAGCCGTCCGACCACATGTCGTTGTACTGAACTCGGGATCCGAAATGGCCCTCGAGAACCAGGCCGGTGAGCGGCAACTGGTTGCCCGTGTGGAACTTCAGGGTGTTGGTGAATGGACCGGCGCCCGCGTTGGTGGTCTCGCCCATCGCGAAGGCCATGATCCAGGCCGCGATCAGCGTGTCCATCTCGTAGGTGTCCGACCAGTCGAAGGTCTCCGAGTAGACATCGGAGCACTCCGGGAACTCGTTACCGGCCACGCCTTCTCGGTCCCTCACGTCATAGTTGTGGTTCGGCGGGGAGATGGCGTTGCTCGCCACGCAGTTGATGAACGTGGTGTCCTCGGTGGTAGGAGGCGTCCCGAAGGCCGTCTGCGCCAGCAACGAGAAGTAGGTCTTGTGGAGATGCCCACGGATAGCCTCATTCGGCATCGGTTACCTCGCTCTTCCTTCGCTTGGGTTTCTCTTCGGTCTTGACCGGCTCGATCGGCTCGAATTCCAATCGATCCAGAACATGCGCTGGGATCTGATCGACCTCATATCGCCCGCCAGGATTCAGGGAGACTCCGGCAAGTCGGGCGCTGGTAATCGATTCGTTTCCGTCAATGGATTTCAGTTTCCGCTTCATGATCTCACCAATGCGAATATATCACGGTTTCCGGGATCGCACAATTAGGAGCCGATTTCACGCACCTTCACCAGAACCGAAACATCCGAAGGATCGGTCGCTCCGGTGTTGTTGACCCGGCAGGTCAGCTTTTTGCCAGCGGCGATGGTCCAGGCGTTCGCCCCGAGGTACTCCACAATCATCGGTTCGATGGCGCTGGATGGATCGACCGGCGGGTTGAAGGTGATGGTCTTCACCACCACTCCATCCTCGAGCAATTCGATGTCGAACGGGTCTGCGGCGGCGCTCTGGGCGATCTGGACTTGGACAATGGCCAGCTCGACAGGCGTCTTGTATCCCGCCTGGATGACCGCTTGCAGGGGGATGGCGGTCAGGTCGGTGGCGGCGCCTCCCTTCAGGAATTGCACCACCTCCTCGGCCTCGCTGACCCACTCCCCGATGGCGTGGTATCGGAAAGGCCGATCCCTGATTTCGTCATAATGTTGATCTCCCACCTGGGGCGGTGGATTGACGGGAAAGCTGGTTCCGGATGTGCTGGCCACGACTCGGCCTCCGCAAAATGTGGTGACGCTGGAGAACGGGACAATGCCCACGATGAAGCTGCTGTCCACGACCTGATAGATGGCCCGACCGATGTCGGGCGGTGAGAGAGCGAACTTTCCGACCAACTCGAACTTCCCCTCCCGGTTGGATCGAATCAGCCGATTTCGAATCTCTTCGCAGATGTTCTGAACGCCGTTCGAGCTTCTCATCCCATCCCTTGCTAGCTCACGGTATGGCTTCAGGACGATGACGTTGGCGTCGAAGACGATGTCCCACACCGCGTCCCCTGTGCCGTTCTCGATGTCCGTTTCGACGCTGACATAGACGGTGGTTCGGGATGGGCGGTCGCGATCGATGATATCCGCCAGATCGAGCGAAAGAGCCTGAGGCCCCATCGCCTGGTCGATCTCCCCGAGGGCATCGATGACCATCTGTTCGAATTCGAGGACGGTGATGTTTTGGGATTCGGACATCAGAACAATCCGAGCGTTCGGCGCCGCCCAATTTTCACTCCATTGACGGTGCCTCGGGTGATGTACTCATGGACACCGGCCATGATGATCTCGGTGTTCTTCTCCGAAAACCCCAGGAATCGGCGCTGTGGAACTCGGGGGCGCTTGCCAGGGCGGGTGCCGAATTGGTGGGTGAGAGGATATGGGAATCCGCCCTTTGGCGACACCTTGTTGGTGCCGACGATCAGCTGATTGCGGTATGCCTCGGCTCGGATGGTGTTCTTCATGGCACTTCCCTTGTCGGGTCGAGGCGCCAGGATGTTTCCGAATCCTCTCTCCCTGCCTCCCATCGTGACCGGGCGGCTTGCAGTGGACGCCTTGATGGCAGGCCACCGGGTGTTGTCCTCCGGATCTCGCTGGCGGGCGAACGCTTCCTTGGAGGAGTTGATGGCGATGTGGCGAAGAGCGTGGAGGGCCGGTGTGACATCGACCATGCGATCCGAATACTCCTTCACGAGATCCGCCGCCACTCCAAATCCCCTGCCGATTCCTATTGCCATCTTCCCTGCTTCGTGTTTCGGTTGCCTGTTCCGAAGTTGTCGAGGGTGTTGCCACCATCGCCCCGGTGGTTGGCGAACGCCACGTTGTTGACACCGCGGTTGGAAAGGCTGATCGCCCCGCTCTCGGTTTGGTTCCCATCCGGCTTGAGAGGGATGCCGGGGATGATCCCTTTCTTGTCCCGGATGGCGATCAGCATGTTCCAGACATCGTTGGCGGCGTCCTTGATGTTCTGCCACTCCTCGCTGGTCGAGTTGAGGCGCTCGGCCAGATAGTAGAGGGTCAGCCGTTTCGTGGCCCACTTCACCGATCCATTCTGATCGTGCGGCGCCGCGAATGGGACCTCGTACTTGTTCCCAACGTAGGTGTGCAGGGCGTCCATCGCCTGTTGGATGCAGTCTTCCACCACCTGCTGCTCGGTCAAACCGGCCACATTGCGGGTAACCTCCCGAACGAAACCATCCGGCGCCGCCGCTTTGACCTCCGCAACTGTGATGTAGAACGCCATATTAGGCCTCGTCTTCCTCCTCGACCGCGAGGTTGATTCGGCCATTCATCTTTTCGAAGGTGATGATCTGCGAGCCATTGGGGGCGGGACCTTCGTCGAGATCGATCAACCGATCCGCCTTGATCATCTCCAAATGACCGATGGGGATGATGGGACGCTTGTCGACCGAGTGCAGCCGCTCGCGGTAGAAGGTGTTGTTGGGGGCGGTCGGGTCCAGATAGAACTCGGTGTAGACGCGAGTGCCGTCGATGTAGGGGTTTCGGAAATGGACTCCGCCGACGACCGTCCCCTTGAACATCGCGTTTCTGGTTTCGTTGCGACGGGTCAGGCATCCGTGAAACAGAACCAGATCCGCCTTCTCTCTCGGCTTCGGTCCTTGCTGATTGGATTTCATTTCCGCTTGCGGCATCTGTCTCTCCTCGGTGTTGGTAAGAAAAAACCCGGACTCAAGGTCCGGGTTCATTCTGTATCAAATCGGATTCCGCGTCAATGCCAGGTTAACTGACGTTGATCAGAACCGCCCCCTCGTACCGGTAGGGGGCCACGGCGTAGCGCCCGGTGGTGACAAATCGGTTCCACTCGGTCGCCGCGTCCTTGTCCGAGTTCATGTGGGCCGGGTCGTACTCGACGAAGGCGATCTGCGACTGCTGGGCGTTGCCGTTCGCCCAGAGGTGGATCGGGACGGTGCCGCTGGCCGGGATGTGGGCGGTGCCGATGACATCGACCATGTACTTCCGGTATTCGGCGTTGTCGACCGCGACGGCGTTGTTGGTCTGGTCCCGAACGAGGGCCCGGTCGAAGAGCGCGATGAACACGTCCTCCCACTCGATGGGGCAGAAGAGCGTGTAGGCGTTGTTCGCCGGGTTGATGTACTCGCCGGTGTCCGACCGGATCTTCCGGAGCAGGATGCGGGCCTTGTCGAAGATCTTCGCGGCCTCGAGGGTGGTCGGCTTCGCGATGCTGGTGACGGTTTCGGTGTCGAGGTTGGACTGCGTCCCGCCGTCGATGGGGTGCGAGGCCGAGTAGAAGTTGACGCCGTCCAGGCAAATCGTGCTCGACAGGGCCGGGAGCGTGGTCTCGAGGATGAGCCTCGAGACGTGCTGGGCCTGCCGCATGGGCATGAGCCGGAGGGCCTGGTTGAACTGGTCGGACATCACGTTCCGGCGCAGCAGGTGATCCTCGATCTTCAGACCGGCGCCGAACTGCTCGACCGTGACGTTGTACTTGAACGCCCCGAGGGTGTTGAAGGGGATGTCCCCGGTGATCTTGCGGATGCGGGGGATGTCTCCCAGCGCGGCGAGGTTCACGGTCTCGGTGTCGGTCGGGACAGTCAACATGTGGCGGGCCAGCTGGGCGCTGGAAATCCACTCGTTGAAGATCGTCCGATACTGGACCTTCGCCTGTTTGACCATCAGAGTAGCGTTCATCGATTGGCTCCTTGCTCTTCTCGGTTGAGGCTTCCTGCCTGCCGGTTACTGCTTCTTGGACATCAAGCGGACATAGACGCTGTTCGCGTCCTCGATGCGGCTGATGTTGCCGACCCGGACGTTGTTCGATCCGCCCGAGTTGCTGACCGAGCCGGAATCGACAACGAAGACCTCGGTGCCGATCAGGCTGTCATCTGCCGAGCCGGGCGTGTACGGATAGGGACCGTACTCGTCGCCTGAGAGTGGGTGGGCCAAGAGGCATTCGTTGCCCTCGTCGGTGGTGCGCTTGACGACGGTCGCGTAGGCGACACCGGCGATGTCAGCCGCCTTCTGGACAACGAGCGGAGCTGCGGTCAGGACGACGGCGAGCTGGCCCTCGAAGAGCGTGGTCTCGCCCGCCTTGACGGTCTTGCGCTGCTCCTTGAGCTGAACGCCGTTGGAGAATTTTTCGATTTTCGCGGTCGGGTCGGCCATTGTAAGGCCCTCCTTGGCCAGGTTTAAGGGCCCTCACCATCCTTGGTTCGGGCCCGGTGGGTCTGCGTTTACTGCAGGATCTGGGCGGCGTCTTCCTCACTGAACTCGGTGTTGTGGACCTTGCGGATGGCGGCGATGGCATCGTCCTCGGACTTGCCCATCTCGCTCATCAGGTGCTCCTTGAGCTCATCATAGTGGCCATCGGCCAGCATCTTCTTGAAGGCGTCGCTGACCGAGGCCTTCTTGTCGTGGCCCTCCTTCGGCTTGGACTGCTGCATGAACATGCTGTCGGGAAGGGTCGGCAGCTCACTGAAGAGCTTGTCCAGCTCCTCGGCGGTCTTGGTCTGCGCGATCTCGATGTAGACCGACTTCTGGGCCGGGGTCGCCTTCTTGGCGACGATGACCTTTTCCGCGAACGCGGTGGCCTTCTCGATGGTGGCCTTCTTCTCACCTTCGGCCTTGAGAGTCTTCAGCTCCTCCTCGGCCTTCTTGGCGCGATCTTCGGCCTCGCTCAAAGCGACGGCGGCGGGATCCTTCTCCGGCTCCTTCGGCTTGCCGAGGTTGCCGAGGCCCTCGATGACCTTCTTCAGGAGGCCCTTGCTCTCGTCTCCAAGCTCTACGGTCTGACCCATGTCGTTCTCCTTGGTTCCTGATTTGAGATTCGAATCATCATCCGAATCGTGCAACTCGATTTCCGTTATATCGCAGGTTTCCGTTCCCGTCAATTCCCCCCAGTCTCCCTCCGCGAAAGTGGCGAGCTGCATGCCTTTCATGACGGGAGGCTGGGCGCCCTGGAATCCGACGTGGCGGAGGTGTTCGCCCATCCCGCGAAGGTTGTTGTAGACGCCGATCTTGGCGCTGACCGGACCGTAGAGGCCCTCCCTCACCATCCGGCGAAGCTCGTCGTGGACGGTCGCCTTGGCCCACAGTTCCCCGCCCTTCATGAAAAGCTCCTTCACCCAACCGTGGGCAGGGGAGTCGTGTTTCGGATGCCCCAGGACCAACGGCGCCTGGTAGAAACCGGAATCGTAATTCTCCTTGATGCGTTGCAGGCGATCGGAGTCCCACTTTCCTTTCGTTCCGAAGTCGCCTGGTTTCATGATGGGGAACTCAAACAGTTTCATGCCGTTGCTCCAGATAGCTTGTTCCATTGCTGTCGCTGGTACAGCTTCCCGACGTTCTGATTGAAATCATACACCCGACCGGATTTCGTGGCAATCACAGCCACCTTGAGACCTGGATCCTTCGCGAAGTAGACGTTCTGGAACTCGGCCAGCTTGCCGGTCGAGAAGCCATTTTTTGCCTCGGCCTTGGTGATCGAATTGGTCTTCCCATCGCGGATCGCCTCTGCCAATGGTTCCCACTTATAGACAAAGATCACATCGCACCGACATCGGAATCCGTTCGGTGGCCACCAGTTGGACCAAAAGCTCGAGTTGAGGGGATGGAGGCTTCCGTGCCAGACCGCATGTTCGGGTCGCACACGGTCATCGGCGGCGGTGACATACCGTCCCGCTTGAACCATCTTCTTGTGGGCCTTCTCGTTGGCGCCCACCCAATCCGCCGCAGCCCTGGCGTTCAGCATCTGCTGTTCGAAAATCAGCTCGACGGCTCCGGTGGTGAGGTTGGGCATCGCCTCATCCTTCCATCGCCGGAGAAAGTTGTCGAAGTCCATCCGCCCGGTCATCTCGCCGGTCACCCTGAAGGTCTCCGGGTCTAATTCCGCGATTCCCTGGGCGCCCAGCTCATCCAACAGCAGATCCTTCATGGTCTGCAGCTGCATTTCCTCTGTGAGGTAGACCGATGTCAGGCCCCATTGCTGGTTGCGGCGGATCAGGCCATTGAAGGCGTCCTGCCGAACGATCTTCGATCCTCGGATGAAATCGATGCTCTCTTCCATCGAGAGAGGTTGCCCTCGAAATGCGACGTTCTCCTGGGAGAGGATGTTGAAGACCGACTCCTGCCTGGGCTCGGCAAACTCCTCCTCGCTCGATTCCATCTGCAGGGTGGGCTCGACCCGGCCCAAAACGAAAGCCTCGGTGATCCCTCCCGCCAAGGGAACAGCGAGGCCTCTGGCCTCCGGCGCCGGTCGGCTGACCGAGCCGGGAATCTTGAATCGATTCAGACCACCGGCAAAGTTCTCGGGTTGGTCACGGAAGCCTTCGATCCACTCCGTTGTGAGGCTGAAGAATTTCTGGGCCTCACCACGGTGGGCTCGTGCGAGCTCGGTTCCCCGGAAGGTGGCCCACTCCGGGAGGCTCTCCGGCTCTTTTTTTTTTCATCATCCTCGGCAAACTGCTGGACCGGCTGGGCGACGGTCCCGATCGTGATGCCTTCCGAATCGTCGTCGGGCGCCGGGACTTTGAAGGTCTTCCGCAACCACTCCTCGTCCACCTTCAGCCCGGGCACGGCGCGGGAAAGGTTCTCGAGCATCTTGGAGTGGTCTTCGAGGGTCAGCTCTTCCTCATCGATGTTGGCGACCCATTTGATGTTCGGAATGAACTCGGCGCCGTAGTTGAGCGCGACAAACCATTCCCCCAGCAGGGTAACGATTCTCGAAGCATACTCGGCGTCGTCCTTCACGATTCGCCAGAAGATCTCATCGCCCACCTTGAACGACGCGAATGCCCCTGTTCCCCGGTCCTGCTCTCCGCTCGTCAGGCCCTGCCCTTGGATGCTCTTGCCGATCTCGTTCTTCACCCCGGCCAAGAACTCGCGGAACATCTCCGCGCTGGCTTCCCGATCGCTCTCGAGGAAATTGATCTCCACATCATCCCTCGACACCACGATCTGCCCGTTGGCGATCGCCTCGAGATCGAGCGCGAGGTTGCGCTGTTGGCTTGCGGTGGCGCCGTTGGGATATTTGCCCCATGGGGTGGGATGGGCGTACTTGTTGAGGTAGGTGTACCAGGCCTTGAATCCCTCGGTTTTCCCCCACACGAAGTGGTAGATCGACTCGGCCAATCCTCGACCATACCGGTTGCCCTCGAAGTCCATGTAGGAGATGACCGGGTATTTGAACGGCTCGGAAAGCAGCTCATAATCGTCGTAGACCGATGCCCTGAAATAGAGCTCCCCATTGGGGCCGAACATCGTCAGGCGATTCGGGATCATCACCCAATCGACAATCCACGCCTTCCCATCCTCGATGGTCCACCAGACTTCCGATGCCTGGTAGCCGAGGAGGATGGCCCGCATGATCCCGGTGAGCGATTGATGGAAGTTTCGCATCTTGGAGATCATACGATCCAGATCGTTTTTGATGTCGGTGGTGATGGCTTCGTCCAGACCAAACACCTCCCAACGACCGCCCGCGCCGGTCAACGCCTTCAGGCGGTTGCCGAAATAGGCACGGACATCGGTGTCCATCTCGACGGCCCGGTATTGCGACCAGTCGCCGGAGAATTCGCTGGTCAGGATCTGGTCGTCGTTCTTGAGCAGGAATTTGCCGCCGTCGAACAGCAGCTCGAACCGATGGTCCTCCCTGGCATTTCGGAAACCCAACGAGAGTGAGATGTTCTCCTCTCCAACCTTCTTGAGGAGCGCATCAGGCATCGAAGGGTCCTCGGGGGCGGCGCCCAAAGCTGGCCGACAGATCACCGGCCATCAGGTGATGGGAGTAGAGGCCATAACGCAACGCATCCATCGCGTGGTCGCCGTAGGGCTCCCCTTCGTCCAGATTGCCGGTCTTGTATTTGGCGGGTGCGTCGTTCACGGCTTTCTCGTCCCAGGCATAGTCTCCAAACTCCCGAATAGTATTAGCACAGGACTCGAAGATCAGCAATCCCGGCCGACCGTCGCGCATCGGAGAGAGGAGCTTGATGACGTGAAAAATGCCGGGAATGATGTCTTTTTTCGCGTTCGCGGTGAAGACTTCCTGTTGGGCCAACTCCTCTTGATCCTGCCGGTCGTGGTCCGCATATCGGGGAATGTCCTGGCGCCCTGACCCATAGTCGTACCTGAATCGGCGCTCGGCCTGCCGGATGACCCGGGCGTGAAATGACATCTCCCGCTCCCTCATGTAGTGTTCGAACACCAGGTAGGTTCGGCCTTCCTGATCCCTGGCGAACAGCAGATAGACGAACGGGTTGATGAATCCGAAGTCGATCCCGCTCCACTTCTCCCATTCGTTGGGGATGTCGAAGTCGGGGATGACGTGATGCTCCTCCCTGAAGTTCTTGTAGATCGTCCCGCCGAAAGGTGTGTCCATCCCGAAGACCAACCGTTGGGTCATCGGGGAATCCTTCCCTCCGAACTGGTTGATCATGTCATCAACATACGACCGCTCGAGGTGGACGTTGTCGGTGGTCGCGGTGCGCATCAACAGGCCACGGCTCTTCTTCTTGCCGTATACCCACGCCCCCTGCTTGCCGTCCCATTCCTCCTTGGGAAGCTCGCGCAGATGGATGAAATCCTTGACCCATTTGTCGAACCAGCCTCCCGAGAGGGGGTTGGCTGTCAGGACGCCCATGTTGGCGATGTGTCCATATCGTTTGATCGTCGATGGCGGGTAGGTGGCCCGAAGGCGCGAGACCAGGTAGTTAAAATATTCCTTCCTGACCGACTCGACCTGATCCAACCAGAACCAGTGGATGTTGACCGACAGGATCTTCCGTCCGATTTCCATCGACCGAAACATGATCTTCGATCCGTTTTTGAAGTACAGATCCCGATCCGCCTTCTTGAAGTGTGTCGTTCGCTCATACCACCCGTTCTCTTCGCCCACCTTCTCGAACTCCAACATCGCCGTGTCGCGGAGCTGTGGATAGGTCACCGATGCGACGATGCCGGTGGTGCCGGGTCGGTTCATTGCCATTAGCCAGGCGCACATGGCGCCCGCGTAGGTCTTGCCCGATCCGAATCCTCCGATGTTGGCGATATACCTGAGACGGCCTCGGCCGACCTCATTCATCATCACCATCTGGTGCGGGAGGGAGCGTAGCTTCACGATAGGCCTCCACCAATTCCTTCGGGTCCAACGTCTCGAGCTGGATGCTGTTGTCGAAGATGTCCTTCTCGGTTCCCTTGCCGTGGATCATGTCGTTGGCCCGCTGGTACATCTCAACGCAGTCCAGCCGAATCGACGAGACCAGCTTCAGCACCTTGGCGGCCTGCATCGGATCGACGTACCTCTCGCTTTGACCGCTGCCTGTCGTTGGGATGGATCGCATCAGCACTTCGGTTCTGGCCATCTCCGAATCGGCGGCGCCGATGATGGCCAACCCCCTCTGGATGTCCCGCTCGGTCGATTCGAGAACGTTCTCGCGGAGCCAATTGCGGGCCGACCTTCGTTTGAGTTCCCTTCTTCTGAGATGCCATGCGTTGGCGGTGATGTGGCGGCTGATCGCCTTGAGCGTGAATGTCTTGTTCTTGGCGTATTGCGGGTTGCGGTCCCTGATGAACTTCGCCGCTTCCCCCGATGCGATCGGACAATCGTCGCGGGTGTAGTCTTTCTCGAAGATCTCTTCCCACTGATCCTTTTTCATTCATCACCGGGATCGTGTCTTCTTGGACCTGTAGAGTCGAGGCCCTGCCATCGATTCGCGCTCGACGACCGACACACCACCGCATTCTCGATTCGTCGCCCGCCCCCAAATTTCATCGTTGTCTGATTTGCCAGGGTAGCAGCCTCGTCTCGATCCACCCGGAGCGCAAGCACCAACATCCCCGCAATCCAAGCAGAGGAACCAAACGATCGGATGTTTCCCTCCGGTCGATCTCCATTCGCCTGGTTTGTGGCCGTTGGATCGAGCGTATTGTGCGGCCCGCTTCTGGAGCCTTATCGCAGATCGAGCATGTGCTGTTGTTTCACGGAGAGTCGCCATCGAGGTTGCCCTAAGCAGAATCGAGTCGCCCATTCGACGTTGGAAGGGTCGACGAAAAAATCACCGAGATGAGGACCGCCGACCTTGAGCTGCTTCGGCTGACCAGGCTCGGGTCGATATTTGGATGCGGGGATGATGACATAGTGCCTACCTATCGGGAGCCGCCTGGGCGGGAGCTCTCCATAGGACATCACAAATCGCACCTCATCGCAATCTTTGACCTTGATTTCCTTCAGCGGCGTCCGGACAGTCACCACCAACCAGTCGATCACTCCGTAGCAATCGGAGATGTCGATGGTGCCGTTGGTCTCGACGCAGACGCGCCATCTATGCCCCCTGTTGGGCTTGAAGGCGTTCAGAAGCAGGTGGTTGATTTGCGCCGCCGGTTCCCCCCCAGTGAAGCAAACCCATCTCGGCCCCCTCTCGAATTCGTGCCAGTCGTTTCCGACGCAGGATCGCAAACATGCCTTCGCCTCGTTCTTGATCTCGTCCATCGTCATCGGTTTGCCCGAATGCCATTCGGTGTCGCAGTTGCGGCATTCCAGATTGCACCCCGCGAACCGCACGAACACCATCGGTTCTCCGGCGTTCACTCCTTCGCCCTGGATGCTGTAGAAGATCTCCTGGACGAGGAACTTTTTGTTTTTCATCCGTCTGTGACGCTGGATTCGGGAGTGCAGGTCTTCTTGACCGTGATCTTGCGCACCCGAACGGTGTGGCCGAGGGACGAAGCCAACTCGACGATCGGCATTCGGAGGCGATCGAAGATCCAGAAGCAAAGCAGCTCGTTGGTGGGCCACTTGGTTCCCATCACATCGTTCAGGATCGCCTTGTCGAGGTGGTCGGTGATGAACTGCTCGATCAGGCCTTCGAGGACTTCCGGGTCGAGGGCCTTGTTCGTCAGTTTGTCGTCGGGCGAGCTGAAGATGGATTGGGATTGGATGTGGACCGAGATCTCGTATCTGTGGGCGTGCAGGTTCTGCCTCGGTGGGTCGTTCTCGAGCTTGTGGCGGGCCTCGAAATTGCTGTCAAGCCGCAACTCGATCATGTGCCGTACCTCTTCACCAACTTGGCCGGGGCATTCTCCTTGCCCACCTGTTCGATCCATCTGCGAACGATGACATCGCAGAAAACGGGGTTGATCTCGGTGGCAAAGCATCGGCGCCCGAGCTGTTCGGCGGCGATCAGCTGGGAGCCGGATCCTCCAAACGGCTCATAGCAGATGTCGTTTTTCTTGGTGTGCTTCCGCATCGGGATGCCAAACGCATCGAGCGGCTTGGATGTCATGTGTCCGATTTCCCGGCTGGACTTCGGTCGCGCCATCTCCCAGACCGTTGGATATTGGACCTTCGTCATGTACGGCTTGTTGCCTTGGATCCATCCCACCAGGCAAGGCTCGTGCTTCCAGTGGTAGATCGAATAACTCATCACCTGTTGGTCCTTCACCCAGACGACAGTCTGGTGGTAGAGGACGCCGAGGTCCTTCCAAATCGCCATGATCTGCGGCACGAGGGTCGATGCATGCCAGATGTACCAGGCGGCGTTGGGTCGGATCACCTTCTCCTTGGCGAGCGTCATGAACTCCTTGTAGAGAGCGCAATCCGGATCCTTCTCGTCCCAGGTCTTGCCATACTCATCCGACCAGTCGATGGAATCGCTGGGGCGATCGGCGCCTGTGTAGCCGACCAGATACGGTGGGTCGGTGGCGAAGAGATGGGCCTTGTTGCCATCCATCAGCCGCATGACGGTCGCCTCGTCGGCGCACGACCCGCAGACCAACCGGTGATTGCCCAGCTCGAGCAGTTCCCCATCCTGGGTGATCGGTTTCGCTTTCGGAAGCGGCTCTGGTTCGGTTCCCTCGCCCAGCTCCTCTTCGGGTTGGGAGGTGGCGAATTGGAAAAACTCCTTCTCGTCATATCCCAACGATTCGAATCCGTTCTCCCATTGAGAAACGTGTTCGGCCAACTGGTTTAGGAGTTCAGCGTGCTTCGGTTCGTCCCATTCGGAAAGCATGGCTGTCCGGTTGTCTGCTTCCATGTATCCGAGGGCCCTGGCATCATCGCGGTCGAACATCACCGCCGCGATGTGGGTCCATCCCAACGAATGGGCGGCTCGGAACATGCCATGTCCAGCAACGATCCGAAACCGCCCCTCGTCGTCCTCTCTCACGACGATCGGCTTCTGCTGCCCGAATTCGTTCAGGGATGCGGCGATCGAAGCCACCGAACGATCGTCATGAATCCGAGGGTTGTTCTCCGATTCATAAACGTCGTCCAGTGGCTTCAAGAGGCCTTTGAGTTGGCCGTTCGCCTTGTGGACCTGCGGCTTCTTGGCGCCCATCAGCCTGCCGCTCCTGTCCTACTTCTCGTTGATCTTCGGGGCGCGGACCTTTCGAACCTTGAGCAGGTTGATGAAGGTCTGGCCATCGGGGGTGCCTTCGACGTCGCATTGCAGGACCGGAGCCGAGTGCTCGTCGTTGCGAATCACGCCGACGTTGCGAACGGTGACGGTGTCGGTGTCGCCGTTGTCGTACTGCAAAGTGACCTTTTGGCCTTTCGCCGCCGCCAGGGCCTCGGCAGGATCCCAAGTGGTCTCGGGAGTGCCGTCCTTGCGCTTGCCGCCGTCTTTCTCAATCACCATGATTTCTCTCCTCGGTTGAAGTGGGTGGGGAATCGACCTCGACCCAATCGAGGGCCATGGTCGGGTGGTCTTCCGGCTTCAGGCCTTCCCTGAAACCGAATTCGATTCCTTCGGTCAGGATGTCTCCAACCCAACTGAAAGCATTCATGAGATCTGTGGAGACGAAGCTGGTCACGCCGTAGTTTCGCTCGTCGCGCCAGTTGGCCGCGAAATGCTCGCCCGGGGTGACATGAGGGTAGAGGCCCAAAGCGATGTCGTCCCACAGGCTGATGGCCACGGTGGGGCCGATCGCGGGGTTGCCGTCCACGACCCATGTGCTGTCGATGACCGTCCCCACCGCCCCGCCTATCCGGAATCCCACATCCGTGGCCTGAGTAGTAAAGGGAATCTTGACAGCTCGAATCTGGGCCAGCTTGCAGGACGCACCGGCCTTGCCCCGGTAGGTGCCGTCCTTCTTGGCGCCGTAGGGGGCATCACGGTCGAACTGGTACCTGCTGGCCATGATGCCCAGATCATACCGGCAATCGCCGCCGCCGTAGGAGGCGCAACCGGTCAGCAGGAGGATGAGTGCCAGGGCGCGCATTACGGAGGCGTCGGGACCGGGTAGATCGTGAATTGGTCTTGGGGGATGATGCTCTGGAACGGCAATTTGTCACCGAGTCCATCGACCTTGGCGAATCGGTTGACGCCGGTGACCACAGACACTCGCAGCTCCCCCATCGCCTTCAGGTCGTCTCCATCGCAAGTGACGGTGATCCATCGCCAATTATAGCGGGGCAGCGGGATGATTTGAGTCTCCCCTTTGCCTTTGAATGTCTTGCACCAACCGAGCCTGAACACCGCGACATCGAACGCCATCGCCTGGATGCCGCCGGGTCCGCTCTCGGGGATGGTCTGGTCGCCGTCTTCGGACCAGAGGCAGACCTGGATCATCTTGTCGCTCGAAAGCGGATCATGGAAGATTTGAATCGTCACCCAGTCGTCGGCGCCGTCC